ACAGAAACAATTCATCGGATCGATGGATTATGAATGTTACACTCGTGACTTTGGAGCTCAAAAAGGCACTTACATCTGCACTCTAGACAATTATCATCAGGATCCTGACGTGATTGACTATGCAACCAGTGAAAATCCAGCGGAACATAAGTCGCATAATCTGATCGAACTGCAAAATGGTCAGTTTGCACTGTATCCGAACAATCGAATTCGTATCTATGATAACAGTTTGACTCCGAAAGAGCCAAAAACACCCGATTTCAAAGTGTCAACTCGTTATTATCAAGTCGAAAACAGTTATGAACGCCTTGCAATGGGTAATGAAGATGAATATTTTTGGAAAACCGCACAAGAACGGGATAGCAACCCCGTAAAAAGTTCTGATTTTTAATAATCAGGAGCTAAAAATGGGTCAACCATCAGATTACAACAAAAAAATGATGCGTGAAATGTGGGGAACCACTCATTTGATCACGAATTATGACTCAACACATCTTCTTCAAGAGGTGGTGAACGACGATATGTTGAAAAAAACCAAAAAATTTGACTCAGCTAACGAATTACATGAAAAAATTCGTAATGATGAGGATTATGATGACTGGGAATATGGCACTGAACCGAATTACGGTCGTCAAGTGCTCTAAATTGCGACTAAATATAAAGAGGTTCAACCAATATCGTATCAGTGGCATCTATTTCTAGAGCATTCAGAGACGTTAGTTTGTCATTTAAACGTCATCCGGTGACGAATGATATTCTGGTGATCAAGAATGAAGATGCCATTAAACGTTCGGTTCAAAATATTGTTCTCACCATCGTCGGAGAGAAACCCTTTGAACCAGACTTTGGCACGAACATTAGTGATTCTCTGTTTGAATTGAATACATCAGTCCAAGCGGTGGGTCTTGAGGAACAAATTCGTTCCGCTTTATCGTTGTTCGAGCCAAGAGTTGCAAATATTGTCGTTACTGTGTCACTTGAAGTGGATACAAATGCAATGTTCGCAACAATTCAATACGATATTGTTGGTCTTCCTGTCCCTACTCAAACAGTAGACGTTCTTCTTTTCCCAGCTAGAGTATAATGACTTTCGGTCAGTACGTTAATTTAGACTTCGATCAAATTAAAACGTCAATCAGAGACTATCTGAGGGCGAATTCGAATTTTACTGACTACGATTTTGAAGGTTCAAACCTTTCGATCATCATTGATGCTCTGGCATATAACACTTATATCACTGCCTACAATACAAACATGGCAGTGAACGAAAGTTTTCTCGATTCCGCTACATTAAGAGAAAATGTTGTCTCTCTGGCTCGTAATATTGGTTATGTGCCTCGATCAACTAGATCCGCCAGAGCAAAAATTTCGTTTAGTGTGACTGGAATAACTGATAAAGTCACTCTTAAACTCAAATCAGGTATCATTTGCAATGGTATCGCAGCAAATACAACGTATGTATTCTCACTTCCAGAGGATATTACCGTTAATGTCGTTGATGGAGTCGCAAAATTCAACGAAATTGAAATTTACGAGGGTTCTTTCATTACTCAGAACTTTACAGTTAACACCGCGCAGTATAATCAACGTTATATTCTTCAAAATTCGTTCATTGACACATCAACTTTACGTGTAAAAGTTAAACCAACACAAAATTCATCAACTTCCGTCACTTATAAACAGCTTGACAACATTATCGGCATCACTTCTACGTCTTCTTCATACTTATTACAAGAAATTGAGGATGAAAAGTATGAAATTTTGTTTGGAGACGGTGTAATTGGTAAAAAACTCAGTAATAACAACTATATTACTGTTACTTATATCATTACATCAGGAAAAGAGGGTAACGGAGCTGCAGAATTTAGTTTTGTTGGTAATATTGTTGATCAAGACAATGCCGCGATCGATCCAGATAAGATTTCTTTAGTATCAACGGATGAATCATCGAGAGATGGAGATACAATCGAATCAATTTCATCAATTAAATATTATGCTCCAAGAATTTACTCCTCTCAATATCGTGCAGTGACCGCTTCTGACTATGAATCTGTTCTTGCATACATTTATCCAAATATTGAGTCCGTGACTGCTTACGGTGGAGAGGAGCTAGTTCCACCAAGATTTGGAAAAGTCTTTATTTCAGCAAAACCAAGAAATGGTGATTTTTTGTCAGATAATACGAAGAGAGAATTAATTCAAAAACTGAAAAGTTATGCTGTTGCAGGTATTGTGCCAGAATTTATTGATCTCAAATACTTATATGTTGAATTAAAATCATTTGTTTATTATAACACAAATTTTAGTGATGACCCAAATAATTTAAAGAGTTTGATATCAGACGCACTGACTCAATATTCACGCTCTATCGATGTGAATAAATTTGGAGGTAGATTTAAGTATAGTAGAACACAAACTTTGATTGATGGAGTTGATTCTTCGATTACATCAAATATCACAAGAGTTGTGATGAGAAGAAATCTTAATGCAGAGATTGGTAAGTTCGCTCAGTATGAACTTTGTTTTGGAAATAAATTCCACACCGCAGAATCTTCTTATAACATCACCTCAACTGGATTTAGAATTAATGGAGTTCCTGATGTTGTCTACATGTCGGATGAAGTTATTGATAAGAATCAAGGTCGTATCTTCTTCTTTACCTATACAGAGGGAGGAGTGCCGAGTGTTATCAAAAAGAACGCTGGGGTGGTTAAATATGACATCGGTGAAATTCTTATAGATACTGTGAATATTCTTTTTACTTCAATATCAAATAACGTTATTGAAGTGCAAGCTGTGCCACACTCTAATGATGTGATTGGTCTGCGTGATTTGTATGTCAGACTTGATATGACGAACACTTCATTATCAATGGTTCAGGATATTATATCATCTGGAGAAAATACCTCTGGATCTCGATTTACAAGAGAGTCAAGTTACAACGTGCCAACCTATACAAGAACGTCTTTGTCACCAGTTACAACTAGCGCACTAACAACAACAACTGCAACTTCAAATATAGCGGTTTCTAATGTGACAACCAGCACTTCTGCAACGAGTAGTTCATTCACTGGTTCTTCAACAACCAGTGGATCAACAACCAGTAGCTCATCCTCTAGTGGTTCGTCCTCTAGTGGTTCCTCCTCTGGTGGTTCGTCTTCATCCTATTATTAATAAATCATCAGGAAAAATATAAATGATCGATACCTCCCTCCAAAGAGTTAAAATCAGTCAGGTAATCGAAAATCAATTACCTGAATTTGTTCAGAGTGAGAATCCACTTTTTGTGGAATTCATGAAACAGTATTATGTTTCACAAGAATATCAAGGGGCGGCGGTTGATATTGGAGAAAATATTGACAAGTATACAAAATTACAAACATACGTTGGCACAGCTTTAAGTCAGTTTACAGGTCTATCTACAGACACTGAATCATATTCAACCACAATTTTTGTTCAAAGCACACAGGGTTGGCCAGAGAGGTATGGTCTTTTAAAAATTGATAATGAGATTATCACTTATACTGGGATCGGAACAACATCGTTTACGGGATGTATTCGTGGATTTAGTGGTGTAGATTCACTCGATCAAGCTACAAGACCAGATCTTTTAAGTTTCAAGTCAACGGTCGGTGCTGCACACACTGGCGGCACAAAAGTTCATAATCTTTCTAATCTATTCTTGAGAGAATTCTTCAATAAATTGAAGACCACTTTTGCAGACGGATTTCAAAATAGAACTTTAGACAGTGATATTGATGAAGTAAAATTTATTCGACAAATTAAGGATTTTTATAAAACGAAGGGCACGGAAGAATCCTATAAAATTTTATTTAAAGCTTTGTATGGTGAAGAAGTTAGTATCATAAAACCATCAGAGTTTTTGTTAAAACCATCTGATGCTGATTACAGTATCACTCAAGATTTTGTTGTTAAAAAACTAACTGGCGATCCAAGGGCTTTAAAAGGATCTAGTTTATTTCAAGATAAAGATATCAAAGACTTAAATATCACCGGCGCGTCTGGTGCCATTTCTGATGTTAAGGAATTTCTCTATGGTGGAGAAAATTACTATCAAGTCAGTATCACAAAAGACTCAACAGAGGGCACATTTGTAATCCCAGGCAGGACTAGACTCACAAACGCGGTTTCAGTGGGTGCCACGGTTCTCACAGTGGACACTACGGTTGGTTTTCCAACAAGTGGCAAACTGAATCTCGGCACTAGCGGTATCGCAACTTACTCTGGAAAGACAATCAATCAATTTACTGGGTTGGCAACGATGCCAGTTGCATATGAAGTTGGTAGTGAAGTAAAATATGGAAACGTTGCTTATGGATACTCCGCTGGTAGCTCAACTCAAAAAATTGAAGTATTAATTACTGGCGTTCTTGCAGATTTTCAAATTCCAGACAATACTTTCTATTTCAATAAAGGAGACAAAATTAGAGTTGGAGCATTAGGAGTTAATAAGAGTCTACAAGATGTTAAATTTAATTCTTGGGTGCATAATGTCTGTGTTAAACATACTCCAACTATATTTCAACAAGTAAGTGTAGATTCATTTAATGTCAGCACAACATCATCTCATGATTTTTATGAAAATGATTTTATAGAGGTTTTAAATGATGCATCGAGTGTTCTTGGCGTGGGTAAGATTAGCGCAGTAACTAGTATTAATAATTTTACCCTGGGGCAGTTGCCTGGCATTGATCCATCAAAAGTTAAATTTGTAAGAAGACGAGTGAATCGTGGTGTAAGTGTAATTCACGATAATATTACTAAGTATACAACCGATATTCAAAATAGTTATGATCATGAAAGCAACAATGTTAATGCTGCTCCACCTGATCCTCATGTTTATGTTGCTGCACCATCGATTCCAAGTCTTGGTCAAGAACCAATCACGGCTTCGGATCGATCTATTACATGGACTGGCGCCACTGGTGGAGATGTAATTCAACTCATTCAGGTTACCGCTGGGGCTAACGATCATGGATTTTATTCTGGAGAGGTTGTTACATTTAACATAATTAGTGGTTCTCTTGGCAATCTAATTAATGGGAAAAATTATTTTGTCAATCGTGTTAGTTCAAATGAAATTCAACTTTCAAATTCTCTCCCAGATCTTATTAACGGCACTTATGTTAGTGCGGCTGGTAATGGCACATTTAAGCTTTCTGTTCCGACTCTTGCAAATAAAAAATTAGAACATCAAAAACTTTTGAAGAGAATTTCATTAAATCCATTATTTGATGGAAAACAATATGAAACAATTCCTGGAACCACTGGTATTTTAATTAATGGCACAGAAATTTTAAACTATAAGTCTGGTGATGTTATTTTCTATGGTGGAATCAAATCCATCGATGTTTTAGAGGGTGGTTCTGGATATGATGTCATCACACCACCGACGGTTACAATTGAAAGCTCAACTGGAGTGGGTGCAACAGCTACAGCTAATGTCAAAGGTTCATTTGAACGTATTGATATCATTGATCCTGGATTTGACTATGTTGATCCACCTTTAATTGAGATTAATGGAGGTAATGGTAAAAATGCAATTGCAAGATCAACATTAAAACAAATTGATCACTTCATTGATTTTGACGCATCTGCGACCGGTGGTAGAATCAATATTAGTGATAACACAATCGGGTTCACCACATTTCATAAGTTTAGAGATGGTGAAGCTGTAATTTATAGAACTTTTGAAAATACTGGTTCAATTGGCATCGCTAGCACCTCTGGTGTTTCTGGTATTCAGACCAGCCCAGATAGAAGACTTATTGATAAATCAGTTTATTTTGTTTCTAAGATTGATTCGTTAACGATTAAACTCGCTAACGATAGAAATGAAGCTTTAACAAAGACTAATTTACTTAATATCACTGCGTTTGCTAATGGTATACAAAGATTTGAAAGTTTAGAAAAAAAGAAAGTTATCTCTCAAATCATTATTGAAAATCCTGGGGAGGGGTATGAAAATAAAAGAAGATTAGTTCCAACGTCAGGTATTAACACGTATTCAGATTACATAGAATATGCAAATCATGATTTTAAAAGTGGAGAGCTTGTAAGATACTCTAACAACGGCATCAATATTGGCGGACTTGATACGACTCAAGAATATTATGTTATTAGAATAAATGATAGTCAATTCAGATTAGCGGCTGCTGGTATTGGATCTACTTTGTCTGATACAAATTATAGGACAGGTCAATATGTTGGATTAACATCCGTTGGATCTGGAAATCATATTTTTAATTATCCACCAATCACTG